CTCAGGTGTTCAATGATCTGCCCCTCTGCGTCTTTTGAAACCATATCAATGGTAGTCTCGTTGTTTGTTCCCGTGTTCATGTAGTGTCCCTCTTGAATGTGATATTGTAAGTGTATTTGCCGCTTCCGAAGATGATCTCCTTGTAAGAGAATGGTGGAGATATGTAGCAATTCGTGTAGCTGGTCCCGTCAATGATCAGGGTCTTTGGCAGGCCTATCTTACCCATGAGTGTGGTGATGTCTGCAAAATTCTCTGTGTAACACTTGTAGGACCTGGAGAACTTTGTCTCGGTCAGCGCGTCAACTGCTGTTTTCCCGCTCAACAGGAGAGTTTCCTGGAACTCGAAGTCAACGGATATTTCGTTCCGCTCAAGGACACCCAGTGTGAAAGAATCGAATACTACAGTCGTTTCGCTCATCCTCTGATACCTCTCTGTACTCTGGCCTGTGTCATCCTGCTCTCATAATCCCGCATGAACTGCTCGAACGGATAGTCCTTGCTCAGCGTCATGTTCTGGATGACGAGGGTGTTCCCTCCAATATTGTTGGTCTGGCTGCCGGCAGTGCCAATTGTCCCAGGTGCTTGCCCCGCTGCAATGGGTGGCACCATGCCCGCAATATCGTTCATCCTGCTCTGGACCACATTTTCAAGGCCCTTGGTAGATTCCAGGATAGGGTCCACAAAGAAAGCGTCCCAGTTAGGCAGCTTTTTCAGTGCTCCCTCTTTTGCAGGACTGAAAGGGAAATAGTTCCGGACGCTGGAGACCACACTGCTCACGGCACTTGTGACCTTCGATGCAGCTGAGGTTATCCCGCTGGCCAGGTTCGACATGATTGATGAACCCGCGCTTGCTGCAGTTGAGGCAGCTGAACTGAGAGCACTGGAGACGCTGCTTAGGGTGCTTGTGGTGGACTTGCTTGCGGATGAGCTGCTGCCGGAAGAGCTGGAACTGGAAGATGATGTGCTGCTGGAGCCGGATGAGAAGCTCAGTGCTGAGCTGACTGCAGATGTCAGAGAGGATATTTTCGACTTGATTCCATCTATCAGTGACTGTATCCAGGCTGCACCGATATTATAGAACGTAGATACTGCACTGGAGAGGGCCGTGAATATGCTGTTCACTGCATTCTGTAGAGCTGCAACAATGTTGCTCCACCCACTTGACCACCCGCTCAGCATGGAGCTCATTGCACTTACAAGGAATGAAACGATAGAGGACAGTACCCCGGACAGAGTAGAGTATATCGATTTCAGCACATTGGATACAGTGTTCCACAGAGCCCCCCCTGCAGATGTGACTGTGTTCAATATTCCAGCTGCATAGTTTTGAATCCTGGTCCAGTAATACCCAAGGTACCATTCTAAAGCTGTATCATACCGATCAAACCATCCGGTAATGATACCAAGCAGTCCGTCTAATATCCCCGTGATATAATCCACAAAGGTGGACACGATTATTCCAGCTGTATTCCACGCCCCCGCCCAGTCACCCGTGATGAGCTGTGCCGTGAGGACAATGAGATTGCCGATCTGTTCAACAACGTAGGATACTATTGAGATGATTGGGGGTAATACTGCCTGCACCACGGAAAGAAGCATTTTGATATGGCCTTCAATCAGCCACATGATAGCTGATGCGATCACACCCACTGCAGCTGTGATCACGGGACTGTTGTTTGTCCACCATTTGCCAAACACTTCTAATGCATCCGAAACAAACTGTTTGATGAGTTCAATTACAGGGGTAGCGGCTTCTTTGATGGTTTTGAAGGTATCTTTGACTATGGGACCGATGACATCCCAGTTCTTGTATATTACATATGCAGCAAGCGCCAAGGCTGCAAGTACCAGTAACACCGGTGCAGCTGCAGCAGCGAGTCCACCGAGGGTGGCACCAAGTCCACCTATGATTGCAGTAAGGCCACCAGCTCCACCGATGAAGGTAAGCAGGCCACCTACTCCGGAAACTATAGGGCCTACTATCATGAGCACAGGTCCAAGGGCGGCAAGGAGGCCAGTTATACCGACAATAGCCAGTTGCAAGGGCGCCGGCATGTCAGTGAATAGTTTGATCATGGCCTTCAGTGCAGGAGCAACTGTACCCGTCAGGAACGGTACAAGGACATCTTTGATGATAGGCAGAATATCGTCTTTCAGGATAGGGAGGAACTCGTTTCCCAGTTCAATCATCAGGACGTTGATTTCGGCTTTGATTTTCTCCATGCTCCGAGCAACGGTATCATCCATTGTTTCATACGCTGCTGCCGTGGCGCCGGAGGCGTTTGCCATTTCTTCAAGACCATTTGTAAAGGCGTCATTGCCTTTCCCGGTCAAGGCAAGTGCTGCATTGCCCGCCTCGACAGAGCCGAATAGGTCATTGATACCGACACCGGTTTCTTTGGCATATTGCTCAAGCAACTGCAAAGCTTCTTGGGTATTTCCACCTGCAGCGATGAAATCCCTGAAAGATACGCCAGCAATCTCTTTGAACACGTCTGACGTCTTTGATCCATCCTTGGAAAGCTCCACGAACATCTGCCTCAGTTGGGTTGTAGCCACTGATGTTGGAGTACCCTGGGCTGTCATTGCTGCCAGTGCAGCGGTAACATCCCCAAACTCTACTCCCAAAGCAGATGCGGTGGGTATCACGTTATAGAGAGAACGAGAAAGCTCATCGAAAGTGGTCTTACCGAGCTTCACGGCGGTGAACATCAGATCCGACGCTTCCCCTGCAGAGATAATATCCGCACCGTATGCATTGACCACGGAGGTGATACCATCTACTGCTACTTCAAGCTCAGTAACTCCCCCCACGGCTGCTTTTTGTGCCACTTCAAGAAACTCGAATACGTTCTCCTTTGGCACACCCGCGGAAATCGCCTGGTACAGTGCAGGCACGACTTGATTAGTGGCGACCCCCATTTCTTTCGAGAACTCAAGCGTGTCTGCTGTCAGTTGGCCCATGCCTTCTTTGGAGAGATTCGGCAGGAGGGTAAATACCTCAGTCATCTGCTTTTCAAAGCCCACGGCTGAGTTAGTTACCACCGCAATACTAGCTCCCACCGCTGCAATGGGGACTGTGAGGCCTTTTGTCAGCGCCGATCCAGCGGATGTCATGGATGCACCGACACTCTGCATTTTGCTCCCGAGTTGGTTGACCTCGTTGCCTACTTCAGCAAATGCTTTCTTGAGCTGGCCAATATCACCGACAATAGATACAACCAGATTACCAACTGATGACATTATGCACCTCTTTTGATAGCATTTCCATAGATTGCCCGGAACTTAGCAAGGTCTGGCTCATCTCCTGTGAAAGATTCGGTTCCTTCCTGCTCTGGCTTTCCGTTCATTGCCTGCCCCAATATGCTCCAGAACACCTTTGCCCGCAGCTCGATTCCCTTGACGCCTTTCTCATAGTACATCATCGCCTGTTCCATCGACATGTTGTCGAGGACGTACTCGGGAGAAGCCCAGGAATACATCATTCCAAGCTGGGCGAAGATGTCTCCGATGGTGAGGGTAAGTTTTTTTCTGTGCCGTCCTTGTCCTTCATGTCCTTAAGCCTGGCAGTCACCGGTTCCATCACAAACTGTGCGAACTCGACAAGAGTAAACATATCCACATTGTCGATGAGCCAGTCTTTTGTCACCTTCGGATTGGACCTCTGGCAGGCAATGGCCACCACCTCAAGGAGATCCCCAATGCCCTGGCCAGACTCAAGAGCCGCCTGCTTCTCCGGAGATGATGTGAGCTCGATGAGCTTCAGGGTTGCACGGGTAGAGAATACAGAGACATCAACCTCTTCACCGGATATCCGGGCAATCCTCTTCTGTGGAACTACTGTGCTGAAGTCTCTCAGGATATCAGACAGGGATTATACCCCCTGTTCATCGTATATCCCGAAGAGCTGGTCAGGAGCTGTGCGGCTGACATCAAGGACACCTTTCATCTTCAGGTGAGGCATTGCCGGATCATCCCCGTCGTCTGCAGGGAACTCGATGTTCTGCCCCTCGTTGACCGTGGCTTTGTATATGGTGATCTGGAACTTCTTGCCGTTCTCATCAGTGTTTGTGATCCTCACAACCCTGTCAGAAATCGCAGTCTTTCCACCACTCGTGAGGGTGACTGCTGAGTTCGGAGTATACGTGTAGTCCACAAGGACACCTTCCCCTGTGCTTATCACGGATGAGCCGCTTACCCTGGCGATGGTAGTGTATCCTGCACTGTCGACGGCAATCACGTAGTCGGTGTTCCTGACAGCTGCATTGCTACTTGCATCGGTCACGACTATGCTGGCAACCTCTGTACCTGCACCGTTCCTGTTGTTGAGCCTAACAGATGCTGTCCCTGTGAGGGTGTGCGCCTCGTTTTCGACATCCACGGCAGTTCCTGCAACCGTGGCGTAGGTATCCAGGCCGCCTCTGATGATGTTGAGCTTTGAGAGATCTACTTCCATCACATCGCACTCGATGTATGCGACATGTTCCTTGATGCCTACCTTCACGACGCCGGCATTGTCGGACTTGACTTCAACGTCCTCCCATTCTTCCTTGAATACTGCGTTCCTGATTGCGCCGATGTCGACAAGCGTTCCAACTGAGGTTCCTACCTCAAGTTTCCCGGAACCAAATCTTATGGCTCCTGGTTTCTGTACTGTGGTTTGTGCCATTTTGAGTCACCTCATATGTGTATGATCTTGAAATCGACAGGTACGTGGAAGAGGCCTGTCTCGTCCTCTATTGCATCGAGAGAATTGATGTACACGATCTGCTTGATGTGGTTTCCCGATGCCACTCCCTTGTAGCGTTCCAGGCAGGATATGACAGCTTCTGACAGGTCCTGCACTATCGAGAAGGATTCTGCCCAACAGGAGACCTGGTATCTTGGTGTTCCGTGGCCGGTAATGTGGTCACGTGGTCCACTAATTTTGTGAATGGTTAACGCAGGTAAAGTTGCGTTAAGTGGCATCTTGAGAGGATATATGCGGCTGTCAACAATAGCCTGGACTGCAGTGTCATTGTACAGCAGGATCCGAATGGCGCCATGAAGGGAAGTCATGAGTACCTCCTGACCACTTGCTCCAGTTTCTTGGCTATGGCCTTCTCTATCTCGTCCGTGTTGTCATCAAGAGCAGGTCTCAGGAAAGGTCTGGGTTGCTGGTTATATCGCCTGCCGAGCTTATCGGTGTCCATGAAACCATGTTCCAGCCTGCGAGCATACTCCATCGGAGAACCAACAACGATTGGACGCGCTTTTGAGTTTTTTTTGCGTTTGGGTGCCTTTGTATATTTGTTATCAGATCCCACCAGTACCTCAACCCGGCCGGGCGATTTCTTAGTTGTCAGGGGCCTGATGCTCCGGAATAAGTTGCCTGTAATTCTGCGCGGAAACACACCACCCTTCCTGGAGTTCTCTTGGGCTTTGCGGGCAACCACCACTGCCCCTGCAGCAGTGGCTTCCTCGAGAACGTCTGAGATATCCTTGCCAATGGCTTCCAGCTTCTTCTGTAGTTCATCAACTCCGGAGACGTTCATTTTGAACACTATCATACACCGCCTGCTCGCAGGACACCTAGCAGCTGTAGGATGACCAGCACCACAAATCCTATAGCTGCGTTCTTGCCCAGCCACTTGTTTTGCTGGTCCTCGAGTGCCCTGATCCGCGCCTCGTGATCTTCGACAGGGCATCTCCCCAGTTCAGCGAGTTTCCTATCGTGATCGTCAAGTCGATAGTACACTTTGTCAATGGAGGCTCTGATATGCTTGACGTCGTTGCGCGTTTCGATGATTTTGTTATAAGTATCGGTGTCTATCTCGGTCATTATTCCACCGCCTTGAGGTCGCATTCGTAGTGATGCAGAGTGTTTGAGAACATCCAGAAAACAGGCTTGACAGCTGTCACTTCGTATGCCTTTGAGAAGCCAAGCTCGTCGCTTGTGATGGTATGTCCTTCTGCAATCGTTACATCCGCAGGCAAGAGCACAGCAGGTGTGGCAACCGCATGCTTCCCGCTGCTTGGGTCAATTAGCCCACTTTTGCTGTTATTGTGAAAGAATCGACATGCTGAGCTCGTAGATGTTTCTGTATATACAGGTTCACCATACTCATTCTGTGAGGTTTGTATCCTGCTCACGATACTGCAGGTGTGGACCATCCCGGCGTCACTGACCACATCAATCACTCCTGTTCACCGTTTTGATGCCGGCCCGGCCATAGAGTACAGAATATCCAGAAACAGCATACCTGTATTGTTTCATGTACTTCTCAGCTGCCTTCTCGTGCTTCTCGATATCAGCTTCCACGTTGTTGTACTGTGCCTCGCTCCCCATCTTGAGCTGTGCAGCCAGCTCCCCTGTGAACTTCATCTTCTGCAGGGTCATAGCAGCTGCCAGGTGGGTGCAAGCCAGAACAAGACTTGTATCAGTAGAACTCGAACTGCCGCCGGTTGTGAGGGTGACGATGCTCTCTGTATGTGTTATGATTCCAGTGATGTCATCATCGGTGAGGGTTTTGGGATCCACAAGGGCCCTGACATCATCCACGGTACAGAGTGCCATGGTCATTTCTCCTGAATGATATATGTAACACTGAACGTTTCCCGGCCAAGCTCGTCGTATCCATACAGCTGCATGGTTGCGTTGTCAGCATCGAAAGCCATGGTAATGGAGTTCGTGCCATTGATGCCCGTGATGGTCCTGTTCATGCCAGCTGGGTCATCTGAAGGAAGTACAGATACCCCTGCAATTGCAGCCACCAGCACGAGAGATACGGCTACGACGCGCTTGTCCACGGATCACACCACCGTTTTTCTGTTCCTGGATCTCTTAGGCTCATCCGGGGGAATTGCTTCTTCCTCAACATTCACAGGTTCAACGATGGGGGGTTCTACAGGAGCAGAGGGAATGATCCTGACACTGTTCCCGAGTCTCACTGCAGTATTTTCAGGGAGTTCGATGAGTTCTCCCCTTCTGTACTGCTGGTCTTCCATCTGGAGCCTGTTGACCTGTACTTCACATGTGGGCAGGGATACCACCTCAGATGACACTAAGCTTGGCCAGTGCGTTTGCCTGCTTGATCCTCAGCACACCCGCTGTGAATACCCTGCCGTATATCGGGCCAGTGTCGGGGTGCTTGCTGTCCTCGCCGTGTTCGGTGATTACGTCCTGTGTGAGGTAGTAGTCCACGAATGGCTTGCCCTGTGCAGATGCAGGTGAAAGCAGTCCTGTTCCTGCAGTGATGGCAGTTGATGAGAATATCTCACCGCCCTTGAGGATGGCCTTGACCCTGTCATACTCAGATACACCGGATGTGGACTCGCTGATAAGGAGCTCGGCATACTGGGTCGGGTTGAGGGCAAGGTTGTACGGGATACTGTACGCTGGTCCACCATCTGCTGCAATGAGTGCCAGACCGCCACCAACAGCTGCAATTGCATTGCCGTATGTGCCGAAGTCCTTCTGAGTGCTGTAGTCGTTTCCAGCGCCCTGGTACAGGCCGTTGACCTTGTAGTTGGTGCCGTCAAGGCTGATACCCTGGATGATCGCAGTGTTCTCCGCGCTCTGCACACGATATGCGGCTGAGAGAGCTGCATCGACATCCACGTTGGTGCCTGCCTTCTGCATGGCCATCATGAGCCTGCGGTCAAGTTTGTAGTCCTTCCAGAAGATCGGGACCTTGCTGTTGGTGATGTTGAAATCAACAGTGTCTTGGTTACCGTCACTGAAGTTGTATGTGACCATCGCCTCGCTCATTTCAGTGAGGGTTGCCCAGTCTACTGAAGTGATGCCAAAGTCGGCGGCCACAGTTGTTGCTACGAGCTGACGGCCCACGGCCACCTCACGGAGAGGAGCTGCGATCTCTGCGTCAACTTTCTTTGAGAATGTTCTAAGTGCATTTGTCATTTCAGATCACACTCCTTACGAGAATGTTTGCAGCCGCATCGGTTGCGTTGACTGACTCCTCAGCGAATGCAATCACATGATCGGTGCCTATCGTCGCTGCGGTAAGTTCACCGTTGGCTGCTATAGTGAGCGCGGCCCCCTTGACGACGTTCTGTCCGGATGCCAGCCTTCCGACCACCCAGAAGTTCCCGCCACTAAGCACCGGAGCCATGGCGGCTGCAGCATATGCGGTGGCTGGGTTGATTGGCTTGAACTCGGGGCCTGCCTGTTCGTATCCAACGAAGCCGATGTACTTCCCCGCTGCATCACACACGACGATATCCTTGTCAGCTGTGCCCTTCTTCACAAGGCGGCCGGGTATCACGTTAGTGGCTGTCTCCACCTCGAGTTCCTGGACAAGCGGGTTGCCCATTGATATTGCATTGGTGGGCCTAACTACTCCTCTGTGTACCATTATGAGTCCTCCCACTTTTTGGTCATACTGTTGTACCGACCTACTGTCAGTTTCCTATCGTTGTCCTCATTTGCAGGATATGTCGGATTGAAGCTGAACATCCTGCTGGATCCGGACGCGGCCAGTTCGAGATTCTCGGCGGCCTTTGCAACTGCACTTGCTGTCATGCTCTTGAACATGGTGTTGTCCACATACATTCCGAGCTTTGTAGCTACAGATGCATATTTCTGGATAGCTTCTGTTTTCTTGCGGTCCTCTTCCTGTGCAGCTACCATTTCGGCGGCAATCTCCTTTGCACGGGTGTTGACCATCTCGGTGTTCTTGTCTGCCGGTATGGCCGAGGCTGCGGCGATCTGTGCGGATTCGAGAGACTTTGAGAGCTCTCCAATCTTAGCGGATGCTGCTGCAAGTTCCTCCTTCAGGGTCTTGATCTCAGCATCCTTTGATGTGGTTTCGTCGTTTGTCATGGTTTCATCTCCTGTAGGAGTGTTGATAATCGCATATGCGCTTGAAAAAACAAGATATCCTCTGGAGGCGGCTACATCGAACGTGGCATCCTTCCACGCAGGGTCACGTACAAGAGTCATTGCCCTGGCTGAGAATCCACTGACCCACCCATCTTTCGAGTCATTTGCTATACCGTACACTGACCACGTGGGTTCCCATACTCTGTCGAGGATCTTCCTCTCGGCTATAGTGTCAGTGATCTCGGCTCGGGTTTTGATGAGGTTGCCTTCGCGCCACGCATCGAGCACACGGCCTATTTCGGATTTAGGGTCTTCAGAAAGGTCGCATCCGTGGGGGGAATCTCTGGGGCAGACGCGGATAACTGCGTTTTTGAGAGAAGAGATAGCGTTGTCTGCTTCTGAGGCAGGTACTCCCCAGCCGTTTTCGTTGAGCTTGTCTAATGGAAAGGCAGTGCCTTCGATTATTACCATTAGCAATGATGAGTGTATACTACTAGTATAAAAACTTTATATGGAAAATTCTAATCTTACTTTTGAATATTGATTTAAAACATGTGTTACTATATGGAGTTATTATGAGTGGTGCGGCGCTCAAAAAAGGGATTGCACTTTGTTAATGAATAGTCAAAATTGATCTACGAGAAACCAGAATAAGTTAAGAGCCTAAAACGGCAAGAATATCTCTTACCGAAGATTTAACTCCCAAATCACTTTTATTTTCCGTAGTATCATCACTTTTTAATGCACCTTTAAGTTCTGCTAAACAGTTGTGGCATACTAAATGTTTACCGACTTTATGTAGATAATTCTTTTCTACTGCGTCATATCCAAAAGAATCACCACAAAAGAAGCATTCGTTAAACATAATTTGAAATTACTTGTTTTAGTTATATATAACTTGTGCCAATTATAATAATTATATAATATGTAGATAAAAAATATAAGCTCGGCTCATCCGGAAGGTTTTCACAGACAGCCAGAGGTTGAAAAAATCTTAAGGCCTTTTATCCCTTACAGGTTACTTTCATAGATAGAGTTAATTTGTGGATTCAAATTGAATGCCGTGGTCACCTGGATATGGCTTGGTGTGGTCAACTACATTGAGTAAAATATCAGAGGGAATACCTTCCGGGAACGCCTTGCATGTGACTTTACTTTTTGTATCAAAGTGCTTGCATGACCAGCACTGAGGAGCAGGAAACGTCATTTAAGTTTAACTCCTGTATATTTTTTTATTATATCACTTGCGGTTAAGTCTCCATACGTCTCAACGTCTGCTATAGATCGTGCTTTCATATACTTGGCAAAGCATTCTGCAATTCCTTCTGCATCGGATGTAGCTCCGTATGTGCTTAGGGTAGATGATTTGAAGCTGCGTCTTGCCATGAGTTCATAGTTCCGGGCCATCATCGCAGAATCCGTTAACCCCTGGAATGTCAATGTGTGGCCCAGCTCGTGTGCTATTACCTGTTCGACATTCACAGGGACCCAGTGACCTCTATCAGCTATTGATTTGATATATGTATTAAGACCCGATAAATCTTCTGCCTGTTTGAAGAATGCAGTATTTATCTGGAGTTTATTCGTGCATATCTCGCCCCTGCCTGCCCTCGATACGTTCTGCATGACGAACGTGAACTGGCCGCGCTGAGTTCTTTTCACACATTCGATCTCGTCGAGACGAAGCACAGAGAACTGCGATTTGAAACTGAGAATGCTTCGATTGACCTCGTTTGCATACACCACGTCCAGCCCCCGGTATGAAGCCTTGCTCACTCCTAAATTCTGCACTGCCCACTGCTCAGCCTCTTTCACCGTCTTGGCCTGGGTGAATGTGGCCGGAGCACTTGGCAGGATCTCCTTTGCCAGCTCTTTCAACGAGGGGCCGGATATACCGACACTCAGCCCCTTCTCTGCCATCATCCTGGCTGCAATGTCTTGGTCCAGGACAAACTTGTCAATCCTGTACTTTTCGTTGAACTTGTCAATGTTCCCGAATGCCTTAGAGACTGCCTCCGGATCTTCCAGGACACCGGAGAAATCACGGTTCTCATAGAGCATATCATCATCAATGTCTCTGGTAACGGGGATCGGGACTAGACCAGATCTGCAGCGGAAATGTAAAGGAGGATGATATAGGTTGTCCTTTGACAGGTCGAAAATAGTCCCGTGCAGGCATCTACACTGGTCCGTTGTCCTGTCATCCAGCTCAGCATCGAACTCCATGTACTCGACGCCATACTGGCGGTATCTGTGGATAGTTGTGGCCGTTGCTACGTCCGCTGTGAATGTCTGAGCGAACGCGACTGCTTTGTACCGCTGGCCATCCCAGAGGTCATCGATCCTCTTGGCCAGTTCGTACGGGTGCTTGTAGTATATTGCATCGTCCTTGAGCATTCTAACGATGGCCTCGGATGCTTTGTCAGATATTTCCCCGGATATCCTGACAGCCTCTTCGGTCAGGATATGGGACTCTTTGACGGTTGCAGCTGACAGCTTCTTCATCTGGCCATCTGTATACAGAAGTGACTGCCTGATTATTTCAGTGATGATCTTGTCCAGCTGCAAGGCGAACGTATTCGATCCAAACCACTGCCTGACATTTCGAGGCAGTTCTCTTTCAAAATCAAGTGTCCTTGTCTTCGCTGCCTTCTCAAAAGTCCTGTCAAATAGAGCAATGAGCCTGCTTTCTGCTTGCAGTATCGGACGAGATCTCAGCAGGGACATGTTACGGGAACTGGACTGCAAGAATACCCAACAGTGCGATCCATGCAAGACCCATCAAAAGAGGGATGTGTGGCTTCACTGCTCCCCCTCCACGTGGAATCCCGCCCAGTCAAGCAGCTGCTCTTTGGAGATCACTCCGGAGTTGTACCATTCGAGGAGATCCCTTGCCTCCAGCTTAGGTCTGCTAAGCTCTTCAAATTCAACCCATACAGTGCCTTCGGACCGGTTCATTGCTTCCAGTCTCAGGTCGATTGCCTGCTGTACGACGTTCCGGACTACCATCTGCAGGCCTTCCATCACGACCATGCGGTCTTCCTCGGATACATACCCTGCTGCATAGGTGGAGCCCTTGGAGTCGCCCATGCTCAGAGAAGACTGCAGGAGACCAATGTGAATGTCATTCTCAAGGGATTTCTTGAACGTCAGGACATCAAGCGTGCCGTTGGCATCGATTGGGACAACACTCATACCCACGCCTACGATGTCCTCATTTGCCCCTAGGTTCTTGTGCCTGTCAAGCCAGTCGTCGATTGCCTTCTGTGCATCGTCTGCAGAAATGATCTCCTGCTCGACCAGCTTCTCAAGTAGTTCGAAGTTGAACACATAGCGACCGTTGCCGTATTTCTGCACGAAGGAAACATAACCATGATTCACGTTCAGCAGGTTCCGGATGGAGAGTTCAATGGGGTCCAGCAGAGAAGCACCGTACAGCCCCCAGGTGTCACGGCTTTTGGTGTCCTTCTGCACGCTGTCCCATGCATTGTAGGTGCCATAGACAACATCATTGAGTTCCAGCTTCTCCTCTTTCACACCGTCAGTATTCGCTCCCTCATTGACAACAATCATTTCAGCGGGAGATGAGAGAAGGGTTTTGTGCATCCTGGCTGGATCGTAGCCTTTTGGCCAGATACTGACTGCAGGCATGTAGAGGGGAGTTATGACCATGCTGTCAGGCTGACCAGTGGGAACAGCAATGTATGTGCCATCTCTGCAGATCAGTCTGGCCATGGTTTGGGCCTGCTCGACAAAGTTGACCCTGTCAGCCCATCGCTCGAAGTTCTCGACAACGCTCTTGTTTTTGCCGTCGAACTTCATCCCCTTGACCAGGGATAGGCCCAGCTTGTTCAGTGAGGTGGAAACATGGGGAGTGCACGTGGACATCTGCTGGTAATACCTGAAGCGGTTGGATGTGTTGAAATTGGTATATCCACCGATCTCCGGGGACAGGTCTTTCCTCATCACTCCAGCCGAGGCTATGAGGGATATCGGCTTATGTTCTGTCTGGTCAGTGGTGGCGCTCAGGCGGACCATGGATACCTCACAGGTGTTTCTTGATGAGTGCGCGGAGCTCGCCCATGGTGAGTTTGCCGTCATCAAATGCAGCTAGTGCATCGTCGATAGCTGCTTTCTTTTCCTCTGTGGTCTTGTTCTTCCACCAGAGCTTTGCGTGGATGACTATACCTGTGCCTACCCCTATCAGTAGTGTTCCAGCATGCGTGAGAATTGTGGTGTCTGCCATGATTATTTCTCCCTTGGCACATGTTCGCCGCACCATTCGTCAGAAGGGACTACCGGAAAACCAGCTTTCGCAACCGGTGCACTACGTCTGCAGTGACCAAATGTGACAGCTAGGGGTTTGAAAAAAGTGCATGTCGAACACGTGTCGTTCATGCATGTAAGGGGTGTATACTACTAGTATAAAAAGTTTATATGGAATTTTTCCATGTTATGCAACCCTTTCCTTTTGTTTCTCCATGATCTTAGTTGCAATTTCATCAGCCAACACACTGCTCCGGTACTTGATGCCTTCGTTCTCCGAATAATACTTTGCAAGGTAATCAATCGCCCTGCTCTTGCTGCATTCTTGCTTTTTCATGATACGATGTACCACGCTAAGTGTTTCACCGCTGAGTGTCAAGCATTGTTTTGATCTCATGATTACCTCGGTTTTGTTCTGATAAGTGCTGATAAGTCCATTTTCTGCGGTCCAAACTTTGATTTACTGAGCTCCGATATGGCCCATACAAGAGCATCCACCCGATCCGGACTCTTGCCTTCACCGGGCACCCACTCACACATTTGATCTTCAAGTGCCGGGAAAGACCCGAAGTGATGCACTTTTCCCTGTTCATACAGAGCGCTGATAGGCTCAGCCCTGACCTGTTTCCCTCTGCTGGCCCGGACAGACCTGTAAGATACCAGAGGGTCAATTGTCCGGAGAGTAAATTCCACCAGCTCGCCCCCGTTGTTGACTTCGCCGATGACCCTGTCTGCAGAATGCTTGTAATATGCAGCAATAACTTCCTGGGCCCACTTCTTGGGAGTTGCATGGGTCGTATAATCGCCCAGGACATAGTAGTGTTGCTTCTCATCCATTCCAGCGACAACGATCCCTGTATCGTCTGCGGATGATGAGGATGTGACTGCAGGATCCACTCCCACGACTATCCTGACCAGCTCTGGAGTTTTCGTTACCCTGTTATCCTCGATCACATCTCTGGTCCAGAGGGCTTCCGGATTGTCGTCAAGGATCTCTGCGTTGAGCTCCTGCCTGCCGAGCCTGGTACCTTCATACTTGGCAATAATGACCTCAATGAATGCCGGTGCCAGGTTGGACATATTGTCATAGGTGGATCCTTTTGTCACTGATGTTATAGGATTCTTCAGGATATCCTTGACAAGTGGAATGGGTCTTGGGGTTGTGGTGACGGCCACCCTCGGATCATCTCCAAGTCTCAGGCCAAACTGCAGCATGTCCCATGTCCTGTCAGGATACTTCCAGGCAGCTATCTCATCACACCATGCAGTGTCACATTGAGGACCTCTCAGTCTGTCCGGCTCTTCTGCAGAGAACAGAAGGGCCATTGCACCGCTTGGCCATGTCAACCTTCTCTTTGATGGCTCATAGACAGGCTCATTCCAAGGAGGACATACTGAAAGGATCCCGGAATCTCCCTCTACCATAGTATCCCTGGCATCTGCAGCTGTTGGAGCTACAAGGTGAATACGTCTGGCTTTACCGGACTCTACTCTTTCCCGGATCCATTCAGACCCCACTCGAGTTTTTCCCCATCCTCTGCCAGCGCATGCTAACCAGTATCGCCAGTTGCCTTCCGGAGCTAGTTGGTTAGGCCTGGCCCAGAACTTCCAGTCATACTCCAGCTGCAGAGCTTCCTCATCCGTGAGCTCACTGAGGATCTTCTGCCGCTGAGAACTTGGCAGCAATGCTATTGATTCGGCCAGCGATCTTTTCCCGGGTTGCACTAACGTTCACCTCCTGGAAGTTGAACTGGACCTGTGGAGCTGACTGGTATTTGCCCAGGACCTTGTTGACAATATCAAGACCAGTATAGATCTCCTTCACGGCCAGAATAGCGGTCCTATGATCTCCGCCCTCCATGGCGGCTTCGCATATGTCCTTCAGCTTGTCGACACAGGCCATGGCTTCGGTTATCGTGTTGATCTCTGCCTCGGCCACTTTGGCCTTGAGTTTGTCCGATTTTTCAACAGCATGTGCCTTGGCCTGGTCTTTGGCTTCAAAATATCTTTGCACAGAAGTGTTTGAGATGGTTTTGCCGGATTCTTCTGATAGTATTTTTGCAATATCGCGATAGGACTTCCGCTCTGCTTTGAGTTGAGTGGCTCTTGTTTCGAGGTTGTATCTTATGATTTTGTGTTCTGCCATGATGATACGTTCCTGATACGTTACATCCGTGTCACAAACTTCTCCCAGGGAGATCTCTCTTCTATCTTCTCAGCTCCGGAGGAGATCTTCTCAAGGGACAGACCATTCTGTTTGACTATGTGATACTTTGCTCCACAAGGACAGGACACTTCCTTCTGGTCAGCTGTGACTATGTGGATGTGTTTGTTGCAGTCATGGCAACGTTTGGAGGCGGGCTTGAAGGTCAGGATTCCACCTCTGTCATTTTCTTCTGGAACCATTCCCTTGCCTCAGATATGTTCTTGAACCGGTAAAGGTCAACAATACGAGACCAGTTCATATCACCTTTCTTCCAGAGCTTGATAGTACTGTCCCTGTACTCCTCAAAGCGTTGGTTTCTCAGGGCCTCCAGATAGTCTGTTTCGATGGTGTCCTCCTCTTTGGCTGCCTTCTTCTGCATTTTCATCTGCTCTTCTATCATCCGTATCTGCACCTGGTTCTTTTCGAGTTCCATAAGCCTCAGTCGAGTCTGCGTTATCTCTATTTCCAGGAGCTTAGAAGGAGCATATTCAGACAAGCATGCATCAATACCTTCATTGAGAATATCGGAGAACGTTTTTCCATGGATTGTTTTGACACACTCAAATAAAACTTTTTTTTCATTCTCTATTGTTAATGTGATTGGAACTTTCATTTTTCCTCCGGAGATATAGCGCAGGAATTTGCCTGAGTGGCCATACGTATGGTATACGTACGTATACCCTACTCATAAAAAGAGTATCCACTCTTTTTAAGATGGCCTGTGTCAATGCGTAGTGGTTTTTTGGGGGTTTGGGGGTTTTTGAGTATACGTATGGCGTACGTATTACGTATCGGGTTTTGACAGTCACACTCCTATATCGTCGGAAGAAGTACGTTCATCGGAAAGTTGTTGTAAGTACTTTTGGCGGTCAAAAGTAGATTCAAAAGTACTTTTCACGGTATCAGTACCAACCGTGAGAGGAATTGCAGAATCCATCCTGTGGATATCTGCAGCTATATCTTCCTCAGGAACAGGGGTGCACGAGACAACATCGTCCCATTCCTGGAATATCACTTCCTCTTCACAGCTGATATACTCGGCCATGTGGAGATCTTCTGCACAGAGCCTGAAGAACTGGTCGAAATTGGTTACCTGGCGCTTTGTAGCAGCGTCAAATGCCCTAAGCTCTATTATCCCGGGCCCTACAAACCTGAAGTACGGATCCTCCAAGACCTTGAGATAGTTCTTGGCCTTCTTCCAGTTCTTGTCCTGCTTGCTGTCAGTATCTCCGGGGTTGTACTCTGTGATCCATCCCTTCTGCTCCAGGATGGAAAATACACACTCATGCACATAGAATCTGATCTTCTTCTGCAGTTTCATCATCCCTAAGAGGGAGATGTATGCTTCTTTCAGAGCAGGGTTTCCCGGGTACACAAACCTTTCCTTGAGCGCTTCAGTTTTTAAAGGCAAGTTGGATTCAATCATCCTCTTACCTCCATGGAAATGAGCGTGTAGTAGTATTTTATGGTCATGCAGGAACCTCCAGCAGCTTCTTCAAATCCTCCTTGAGGGAGTATTTCACTCCCACCAGCTCACAGAACTCGACTACATCCTGGGCAAATTTGGGCCAGTAAACGTTCTTGGACTGCGGATGATAGTTCAGCTTACCTATCCAGTACCGGTCTACAAACTCATGGGTCCGGGTGATGAGTGCAGTGACATCCTCTATTGTCCAGGCAGGCTCCAGGCTCACCCAAGTCTTGATGCCCAGCTGGTGAGCTTCGTACAGTGCCTGGATGCGCTCAGACGTAGGTGGCGCATAAGGCTCGAACACCTTCGCATGAGAGTCCTTGCAGAATACCAGAGTGGCACCGTACTCACATCTGCCCTTCTGCAGCAGGTCAAAGTCCCTGGTAGATCTCTCTCCTCCCTTTGTCAGGATCATGAACTCAAGGTCTCTATCGACCATGGCCTGAATAGCATGTCTCGTCAGCTGCAGCTCGTCATCAACTGGCTGGTAAGGGTCACAGCTGAAGGACAGGAGTATTGGCCTGCAGTCTCCTGCCTCTTCCAGGAAGTTGCAATCCCGGATGAAGTCCTCAAGGATATTGTCCCTCCTGGGCACAGGTGAGCTGTGAAACACATCCCTCTTCATGTGAAGGGCAAGAGGAGCATAGCAGTACACGCAGCCATATTCACAGCCACGATACAGACTGGCAGCCAGGGGAGCATATTCCCTGGCCTTTCCGGTGGTCTCGTAGATGACTTTCACTGTATCACCATTGGCCACGGTTTCACACTGGCTCTTCCCGTAATCCCTGAAATCAAGCTAGCTTTTCTTAGTCTGGTGTGGATGACAATATCACCCGTCCTTACCACCAGAGCGTAGATTCCATTATTCTCCAGCATGTACTGGTGCTGTTCTTCGTTGAACACGAACCTGCCTGACCGTCTGTTCCGGGCACTGCCCATATCAGTGATGTACTGCTGACACGACTTGATCTCAAGAGGCTTGTCGTCGAGCATGGCGTCTACTGGCTGGCCATTCAGGGGAACTCCTATGTACTGAGCAATTGAACGCTCGATTAACTTACCGTTCCTGGAGGCAAGAGTGTTTGATTCGAGGCTCATTCTGCATCCTCCCCGATGAACCACGTGTAGCAGTCTCCACCGTTGTTCTGAAGGCATTCTTCCGACTTCTTCAGGTACACGCAGGCATCGTACCTGGGACATGCTCCAGGGGTCATTGCATCAACCCCTTGGGACATTCTCCCATGTTTCCAGGAATCCGGCCAGTGACATCACAATACCAGCTGGTCTTTTTCCCATTGGCCGTCTCGATCTCTACGGGTAGTAGGTGGTCGCAGTTGATCTTCCTGCACTTGGCAGTGGTCAGCTTCTTCTCACTCATCAGAATCAGCCTCCTCAGTTTCGTGCAGGCTGTTCCAAGCATCGATAACTCTTTCCCAGCAGCACATCATTCATCACTCCTGTCCTTTATTCTGTCTATCCGGTG